TTTCGTCTAGTTTAGACATATTGCTTCGGTGAATTTCGTTAAAAACTTCTTCAATCTTATCTTGGGGACCGTGTTTTAATATGGTCCCTAAAAGAACGTAAAGCTGATCACCTAATGCGTCTGCAATTTCTACTAAATCCTGCTTGATAACCGCTTCGTAATACTCGTTGTTTTCTTCTTGCATCAGCCCGAATCTAAGACTAGCTTGATCATAAGGTATTAAAGATTTCTCTTCATTATACGTATCCTTGAAAGTCGTAATAAACTCCTTCACTTTCTCTAAATAATTCTCCATGTTCATTTTTTATTCGATTAATTTTTGATTGTATTTGTCTTCTTTTTTTTAATGTGATAAACGACTTATCACGCCTTTTTTCTAGCTCAATGACTACTTTTTGTACTGCTATTTGGTATTCTTCATTCATAGCATATTGAGATTAACGCCACTTACATTTAAATCTAACTCCGTTCTTCACTTTATTTCCATCCTTATATTCGGCTACTTTTATCGTAGGTCTTGCAGGTTTTGGGGCAGAAAAATATAATGTAGGGTCTATTTTATCCCAATCATCTTTCATTGCTTTAATTGCGAGCCTTCCCAATAAATCTTGTTGCGGCATTACTCCAACAGTTTTAAAGTAAATATACCCCTTACATCCATTTCCATAATTTTGTTCTATTTGAAATTCCATTTGCTATTTCTTTTTATTTTGTTGAGCCTTAACAGCCTTTTGTGCTCTTTCAGCTGATTCTTTTGTCTTGTAAACACATGGCCCATTACCTATTCTGTATTTACCGTTAGTACATTTTATTACTGGCATAGTTTGAATGTTTTAAGGGAGTCATGTAAATTAAGACTCCCTTTTGTTACAATTATTTCAATCCTTTTAATACCGATGTTTCTGCACCAAAAACGTTATTGTTTCCGTATTTTGAAACCCCTTTTTCAGCCCATTTCATATCAATTTCTAATTGCTTTAGTTTTAGCATTTCAGGGGCTGACATAATACGTTTAGTTTTGGCATCATATTGAGCAGCTTCATAATTACCTTTAGCCTCTGCTACAGTTGCTTTTGCTAAAGCTGCCTTTTCTGCTTCCTTTTTTGAGGCTAATTCATTCCTGCCTAATTGTACCGCTGTTTCTTCTGCTAGTTTTGCTACTTGAGCAGGGATATTTACATCAGTCATTTGAACTCTAATACCAATTAGATAAAACTCTTTCAGTTCTGAGATGACAATTTTCTCTATTTCGTCTTCCGCTTCTGTTCTCTTATTGATATTTAATTCAACAGCGGAATATTGGGGGACAACTTCTTTCCCTGCTGATTGTAATGTTTTTACAATCTTAGTGTCGATGTCTGTAATTTGAGTGTGTAGCACATTTACTTTATCAGGATCATATTTGTAATCCAGTGCAATCTCAACAGTTGTAACCATGTTGTTTTTATCATTGAATTCAAATTTATGAACCGTTGTTTTTTCACGAACATCATATTGAATCATATCATCAAATAGCCAATGAAGTCCAAAATTGGTCCCTTCAGAGTAAACGGTGTTCATATTTGTTTCTCCACCCCAAGAAACTTCAACACCTTTATGACCAGAATCAACAGTTTCACAAGATGTCATAATTGTAATTGCTAATAATAAGATTCCACTTATTTTTTTCATTTTTGTTTATTTTAAATTGTTATTGAATTTGTTATATGCTATTTCAAGTATTGACCAAAAAATCATGATTGGTATTGCTACAGGGTAAAAAAGAGTTATTGATGTAATTTGCCAAAACTCTATTTTTTCACCCCAGGTCTCATAACGACCTAATGATTCAAGCATTTTTTTACTATATTTTTTCCAAGCAAAAAAGCAAGACACTACTGCCCCTATTAAGTATAATATAAAACCCATAGTTTATTTCTTTTTGTTTCTTAACCATTGCCAACTCATCCAGAATCCCCATGCTATCACGGAGACTACAATAAGCATTATTATTCCTTTCATATCTATGTGTTTATTCAGAAGAAGGAATAATTCCCTCTTCCTGTAGTTTCTTAATGTCTTTTTTTGTAAACCTTAGATGATGTTCTGGGTTTAGCTTGTATGTTAAAGCTTGTGGCCCATGACCTAATACATCTTCGGCGAACTTGTATTTTTTTACTCCTTTTTTATCGATGTAGTCAGCTACGTAAATTCTAATTTCTTCTTGTGTCATAATTAAAATGGTAAATCGTCTGATTCTTCTTGTTGGTTATTTTGTTCTGGTTGGTCACTTGTTTCCGCCTTAGAAAGCATGGTTAAATTGGTTCCTGAGATATCAATGGCATACCTCTTAACACCTTCACTATCCTCCCATGACCTGCTTTTCAACCTGCCTTCTACGTAAACTTTACTACCTTTTTTAAGATATTTTTCAGCTATTTCAGCTAAACCTTTCCAAAGTACAACATTGTGCCACTCTGTTTCGGTCTTCTTTTCTCCTGTGTTTTTATCTTTCCAAGTTTCTGAAGTAGCTAGTGTGAATTTTGCTACTTTAGCGCCACTATCTAGTGTCCTTACTTCTGGATCACCTCCTAGGTTTCCTATTAAAATTACTTTGTTTACTCCTGACATATTAATTTATTTTCAAATTGTTTAAATACTTTCTACATGCTTCTATACACTCAGGGATTAAAGAAATATGTTCTTCATTTCTTTCAAAATCAAACACTTTAATTCTCAATTCATCGGGCACATTATCATAATTGTGATACTCCATGAGTTCTTCGTAGACAAATTCATTTAATTCAGTGTATCCTCTTGAGTACGAGATGTTGTAAGCTTCTTTTGTTACTATCCTTTCTGGAGTGTTAGTTAGCACATAAACTACCTTAAAATTGGTTGCCCCAGTTAGGTACATATAACCTTGTCCTTGCCAATAGTAAACAGGATTTACTTTTTGTTTGAACAAAGGAAATGTACTGAAGTCCCATGAGTTTTTAATATCTATGATAGTATCACCTTTTATTATGTCTGGTTCACCAGTCAAATACTCATTATCGAATCTTTGAGTATTTTTATATGTGTCACCCCATCCTAACACTTTAGATGCATAATCAATGGCCTCTTGTTCGTTTTCTATACCTTTGTCTAGGTATTTGCTCTCAACAATTTTCCTTTTACCATACAACTCTTCTGCCTTGATGTGAATAAGCTTACTTTTAGCTGTTTGACTAAGCTCTTTAGAACTTTGTTTTGCCTGAAGATCAGCAAGTTTTTTAGATTGATTTTCGGTTAATTTAGGTTTACTTAATAAATAACTAAGTTCTTCTTGCTGTTTATCAGTAAGACCTTTTGCAAACCCATTTATAAGATCATGCAGATAATGGCATCTTGCTTTAAATTGTTTCATTTAGTTTGCTCTTTACTTCTTCAGTTAGCTTGTATTTCTTCTCAATAGCGGTAATACTTCCACCCTTAGAAATATATTCTATAGCCTTATCAAAAGCTTCTGTGTTAATTTCTAGAGTAGGCAATTCTTTAGGTTTACTTGCTTCAATGTTTTTTTGATGCTTGTCTGGATCGTCATCATCAGTAGGTATATTAAAATACTTCAACAGAAAGTATCTTTCAGCATAAGTTAAAGCACTACCGTAGCCTCTTTCAAAGCCTTGCATTCCGTAGCCATACCAATTATTAATATCTGTCTCACCTGTTTCCACATCAATAAAGGTAAACTTAATATTTAAAGAAAACAAAACCTCTTCTTTATCTTTGTTCCCTGCCTTGTATGTAACTCGTTCTTTTTCGCATGAAATCACTTCACTCTTTAAGAAAACACCATTTTTATTTAATTCTGGATTAATCAAAGAAAGAAGGGTGCTGGGCTTTGTATACTTATAATTATGCCCTGCCTTATCTTTCTTAACATAGTTTATTGCTTTTTTAACCTCTAGTAGCTTTTTAAAAAGCTGTTTATTTTCACTCATAGTTTTTTAGTTATTAATGTTAAAATTTCTTCGATATTCTCGTCTATTAGCATTTCGAAATTTATTACGTTTTCACAATACTCTGAATCATAATAAATATATCTCCCAATAATGTCATCAAAATGATTTAATAGTATTTCATCTATCTCATCTTGGGTAAATTGCTTTACTTTCTGTTCTTCTCCGTCGAAATAATCTACTGTCATTTCTTCTTTTAAATCGTGGTGGATAATATCTATCATTTGTCTAACTCATTAAACGCTTTATATTCTATTTGCTGCACCGATTTATTTAAGTTGTAACAGATGTTATCTAGCTCTACTACTAATTCATAAATCTCATCGTTAATACGGCTCTCATCAACACCCATCATAATAGTGTGCAATCTTTCTACTGTTGCTGAAGCTTGTTGAGCACTTAACTTGCTACTATCAAGCCTATCTACTGTTTGTTTCTTTATTTCCATTTTTTTTCCATTTAAAAAGTTCCCAATAACTCATTTCTTTAATGGCGCTTAATTCTAATAATAATTCGTCAACTTTAGCATCAAGAGCTTTGTTAATATCTTTTTCTTTATTACAAGCCCGCAAAGCTTTTTCTAAAAACTCTTTTTCTCCATAAAAACCTGTTGTATAGTGGTCGTACCACGAAAATCTTTCTACATAAACACTTTGTTTTTTAAACTCATGTATACGATCATCTATTTTCTGTCTCTCTTGCTCAAGTGATTCTTCAGCTTTAACCAATTCATGGTATCTTTCGATACTTAGTATTACTGTGTCTTTTTCCATAATACATTTACATATTTATCAAGTTTCTCAATACCCAAATATACAAAACAATTTTAAATAATCAAAATTTTCTTTTTCTTTTTCAAAACTTTATATTACATTTGGAGTACAGTATTAAAAAACGAAATTATGGAAAGAATATTAAAAATTGATCCTAGCAACTTTAGGAAAGAGCAAAGAGAGCATTTAGAAGAGTTGGGTTATATTTACTATGCAGGCCCGACAAACGGTTATGTATGGGATACGTACCTTCTAAACACAACAACACAAGAGAACATCACAATTTTAAACGAGTATTTATATAATTTGAACCTATGATTATACCAGAAAGAAATTTACAACAGATATTCAATCTTTATGCTGCTATATGCTCTCTTGAGGATGTTATGGATGAGTTGTCTAAACACCACTTTTACATGCACTCTTTTAAGCATAAAGGCAATTTATTTAAGAAAGAGATAAAAAGATTACTTGATAATTTTGCTGAAGCTGATTACAAGCTAACAAACATGGATGGTAGTCATATAATGGCACAAAGAAAGAAGATAATATCAAATGCTATCAGCATCATGGAGGAAGAGGACAACATCCCTAATTTCGCTTCATTAGTTGAGTCATTCAAAAACAATGAAGTAATGGTAGTAGACGAAAAAAGTATTGAAATGATCAAAACAATTAAACCAGAATCAGTAAAAACTATAAAAGATGAAACAAATAACTAAATTCTATTCACTGCTATGGTGTAAAATATTCTTTACACTTTACACTTTATTAGCTTTCAAAAAATGGTCTTTAAATCCTGTTGTATGGGGTGAAGAAATGAGAACTCATTTGAGTTATATAATGGGTATTATCACGTTTTTCTGTGTAGTTGGAATACTAGCAGGCTTAACTAATATTAATAAAAAAAACTAGAAAAATGGACACTAATCAAGAATACATTTTATCAAGATTCAAAGAGTTTTCGGAAGAAATAGAAGGTTTTGAATTTCACAAAAAGATAGAAACTATAAATTCATTGAGGGAAATTTTACACGAAATATCACCTTTCAAAAACGAACCTGTTGATTTTGTTAGATGGGTTAAAAACGAAAATGTTGTAGCCAATGACTACAACCCTAACAAAGTAGCACCACCAGAAATGGAGCTTTTAGAGGTGTCAATAATGAACGACGGATACACTCAACCGATTGTTACTTGGCAAAACGAAGACAAGCAAAAAACAGAGGTTATTGATGGATTCCATAGAAATAGAGTTGGTAAAGAATCTAGGGTAGTAAACGAAAGAGTTAAAGGATATTTACCAGTTGTTGACATCAGAAAAGAGCAGTCAGGGAAAAATGATCGTATAGCCTCTACAATTAGACATAACAGAGCTAGAGGTAAGCACCAAGTGGATGCAATGAGTGAGATTGTTATTGAACTTAAAAACAGAAATTGGACTAACAAGAGGATAGCTAAACAGCTAGGTATGGACGAAGAGGAGGTTTTAAGGCTTTGTCAAGTATCAGGATTAGAACACCTATTTAGTGATAAAGATTTTTCTCAAGCTTGGGTAAGCGAAGAGTCAGACGAGAAGTATTTTGATTTAAAAGATGACTTAACACCTATTGAAATTCAGCAATTCAGGGCAGGTAACACTAATGATTCTACCCGTATATTTCATACTTATGAAAAATGGGAGTGCCACAAAGCAGGATTTTACAAATCAAAAAAAGAAGGTTGGACAAATGAACAATGTGAGAATGAATTCATGAGAATACTATCTGATCAATCATTATTTTCTGAAATACTTGAGAAGGTAGTAACAGAATGGAAACATTCTTGTGAGCATTACCTTACAAATAAGTCAATGAATAGAATAGCATGGCTTGGTCAGGCTGCTGTATGCTATCACTCAGGGGTTCCTTCTAAATATTCTAGTGCTTGGTTTGACATGGATGAAAAAACAAGGGAAGAAGCAAATAAGACTGCTTTGAAATACTTGAATATTTGGTTAGAAAGAAATGGATTAGATGAGGTTTCTGTTGAAGAAGCTGCAATAATAGGAAGACAAGTAGAATTGTATTAGTATGTCAAGAAAGAAATTTATAGATACCAACGTTCTGGATGCCTCTATTGATAGGATAAGTAGGATTTTTGATGATTTCGAAAAAGTATACATATCGTTCTCAGGAGGTAAGGATAGTACTGTCATGACTCATTTAGTCATGAAAGAAGCCATAAAAAGAAACAGGAAAGTAGGAGTGTTAATTATAGACCTAGAAGCTCAATACACCGAAACAATAAGTCATATTGAAGATATTTGTGAACTATACAAAGACTATATTGATTTACATTGGTTTTGCGGAGAGCTATTGTTAAGAAATGCTGTATCTGATTTTGAGCCTAAGTGGTGCTGTTGGGACGAAGATAAAAAGGACATTTGGGTTAGAGAGAAACCTTTGTTATCAAGTGATTTAGATCAGTATGATTTTTATGTACCAAAAATGGAATTTGAAGAGTTTATGGTTCTTTTTGGTAAATGGTATTCATCAGGCGAAAAAACAGCTGGATTTATTGGTATTAGATCAGATGAGTCATTACATCGTTACAGAGCTATCACTTCAAATAAAGAAGAACTCACTCATAAAGGTTACAAATGGACTACAAAGCTAACGAATGAACTATTTAACGTATATCCTATCTATGATTGGAGAACAGAGGATATATGGCTTTTCCATTTAAAAAACCAAGACCTTTGTTATAATAAAATTTATGACATGATGACAAAAGCAGGGGTTAAGTTTAGTAACCAAAGACTTTGTCAACCATTTGGAGATGACCAAAAGAAAGGGCTATGGCTGTATCACTTATTGGAGCCAAACACTTGGTACAAATTACTAAATAGGGTTAGCGGTGTTAATTCAGGGGCTTTATACGTTCAGGAAACAGGTAATATTACAGGAAATAAAGATGTGTATAAACCTGATAATCATACTTGGGAATCTTATACTAATTTTCTTTTAAAGTCATTACCTAAAAAGATGCAAAAACACTATAAAGAAAGGTTTATTAAATTTATAGCAGGATGGAAACAAAGAGGGTATGATAAAATCCCAGACCAAGCTCCACACGACCTAGAAGTAAAGTGTTGGGCGCCATCATGGAAAAGAATGGCAAGGTGTATACTTAGGAATGATTATTACTGTAAAGGGTTAGGTCAAACGCAACCCAAGTCAGAAGCATACGAAAAGTATAAGGCAATAAAACAAAAAAGAAAAAGAGAAGAAGAGTTAAATGACAAGTAAAGATATCTGGAATAAATACCCCGACAAAACCAGTTACGACTGGTTGAATCGGGGTGTATATACTTACAACGTTATGTTGAAGCATGAAAACGGAGAGCTAAAAAAGAAAAAGAAAAAGAAGAAAAAATGATTTATTAAACAGAAATAGAATTAATAGAGATGTAATTTAACATAATAAAATGAAAACATTCACAGAAAACGACATGAAAAACTTTGCAGCAAAATGTATGCTATTAGGTCATCAAGGCAAGACACTTGAAGAACTGTTAGCTGATTTTGTAAAGTATGATCTGTAAAAAATAATTGACAAATGAGAGAGAGTAACAAACTTAGAGATATGTTTAAATCCAAAGGGTTGACATACAAAGACGTAACAAGAAAAGACATTGATAGGCTAGTTTCTTTTATCAAAAATGAGTTAAAAACTTTTTACACTTTCCCAATGAGGGTAAGATATATCAGAAAGGGTGATATTAATTTTGAAAATGGAGAATTAAAGCATTGTTACATCATGGTAGATGGTGATTACTTCAAAAGACGAGAAGCTATTAGTTTTAATAAAGACGGATTTATTGGTTTTGCAGGAGAGCTTTCTACTGAAAATACAATACCTTTTTTCAATGCTTTTGAAAGTTGGATAAATACATTTGGAGAATGTGAACATCCAGACCATGAGGAAGTAATTAACCAAGGTAACGGAGATGTGTATTACACATTCGGGTTGTGTGGTGGTGAAATTTAGTGTAATAATTTATCTTATTTAATTAGCTTTTTATCTATAATTTATCTATTTTTATTTTATGATAGTTAACAAAGAATTTAATGGAATTACGAGGGGTAGAGACCCTCTATATGATTTTAAATCATTAATCAAAAAAGGGCAATGTCTTATTTTAGAGCCTACTGAAGACATAAAGAATTTTAGGAGAAAAGTAGGGACTGCACTATATCACTGGAAGAAATACAATAAGCACGATTGGAAAAGTGCTGTTAGAATTGAAGATGGTAAAATATGTGTGTATAGAGTAAGCTAGTTATGTGGAAAAGCAGAACCGTTAGTACTAAATTTTGGGAAGACCCATGGATAGAAGAATTATCACCAGAAGAGAAGCTTCTTTTCTTATATTTATTGACAAACTCTAAAACCAACATGTTAGGTATTTATGAGATTTCAATTAAGAAGATTTCTTTTGAAACTGGCATAAAAGAGGAACGGTTACTAAAGGCTTTCGAAGGGTTTCAAAGGGTTTCAAAGGCTTATTTTGAAAGGAATTTTGTAATACTACCTAATTTCTTGAAAAATCAGAAAATGAATCCAAACATGAAGAAGTCAGCACAGTCAGAATACGAAAACCTACCTGAATGGCTTAAATCAATGTTTTTTAGTAATGGTTCAGAAGGGTTCGAAACCCTTTGTAAAGGGTTGGAAATGGTTCGAAAAGAAGAAGAAGAAGAAGAAGAAGAAGAAGAAGAAGAAGAAGGTTCCGAAAATAAATTTTCAGATGAGGTCGATAATCTTTATTCTTCAATTATTCTTTTTTTCAACGAGAGAACAAGGCCTTTAAGGAGTAAACAAATTCATGATTGGAAAGATGAACTACGTAAGTTAATCGAATTAGACAAATACAAGCCTGAAGACATTAAGCATTTGATTAAGTCAGCAAGAGAAGACTCTTTTTGGGGTAAGAATTTTTTAAGTGTAATGAAGCTTAGAAAAACAGATAACTCAGGAGTAAAGTATATTGATGTTTTCAATGAGAAATTTAGTAAACAGGAAAAACCATTTAAGATAGATGATGAATCAAGAGAAAAATACATCAAACAATTACAGCAGTCAATTGATGGCAGAAATTCAATTGATGGCAGAAATTGAAAAATGCTTTAAGAGACATAATCGAAAGCCTGAAGAAGGAGAAGTAGATTTGTTGATAGAAGATATTCAGAGCTTTTTAGAGGAAATACATGTTTTGGATATTGTAGACGCTTTTAGGTATTACTCATTAAACAGCCCAAAAACTTTTAATTTAAGAATTGTAGACTTTATTTCTTGGATACAAAAGTTCATAGATACTGACAAAGCGGTAAATTATGATCGTTATGATTACTACATGCTTACTCAAGGTTTAGCAGCAAACAAAAACGTTTACAGAATTCTTAAGGGAAAGAAGATAGAAAAAGATCATGTTTTAGTAAAAGACTTAGAAATCCGTAATGGATTGAGACGAGTATGGATGAAAGATAGCGATAAACCTACTTTTAAGCCATTCTAAGAGACTTAAACAGTAAAAAGGTATATTGTATCATTTTAAAAAAGATAATAGCTTAGAAAGCTTTAAAATTAAAATTAGAAATTATGAAAATAGATGAAAAGAAAAAACTACTTACAGACTTCCTTGAATGGTTAGCTTATGAAGGATTCAACGTTGATGAAGGGTATGATCCTATGTTAACTTATAGCAATTTAGTAGATGAATTTTTAAATGAAATTGAAAAGAAAAAACAGAAATTATGAAAGATAGTATTGAAAAAATGGACGAAATTGAATTTCATGCTCAATTAGATTTAATTCATGAAAGATACGAAGAGTCTAAGAAATTTCTCTACTCATTAAAACCTAACGAAGTAGCTGATAAAGACTATACAGAGGATTTGATGAATAACATTAAAGATTTTAGGGATATTGGTGCTGTTTTGCTTAGACGGTTAAGCGGCAGAGAATAGTTACTAACCAAATTCAACGAAAATGGAAGTAAATCATAATACAGAAAAGTTTTAAAAAATTATTAAGGTATGGTAAAGATTAACAATAACAAAAGTGTAACGCTCTCCCCCTTCAGATAAACAAGGAGAACGTTACACATTTAAATCGAAATAAATGATACAAGAACTTATCAAAGAATGGCAAGAGAAAAGGGTTAAATTCGTGAAATACCTTGAAGATAGATGTACCGATCCAAGTATTCTGAAAGCAGGGGTAGACTTTCTTGAATTCGATCAAAACCTAATGAATGCAATACTAGAGATTCAAGACCTTGACAAAGCTGTATTAGGCAAAATAGAAGAAGATATCGGGGTTTTAAAGTTAGTTATCACTCATTACGAGTTAGATAGGATATTCGACCCTGAAAAAGCTAAGAAATGGTTAATAAACGCTTTGGTTTTAGTGGTTAGGGATGAGTATAATTTTAACGGGATATTCTTCGAAAAGGACGGTAAAAATATTTTGAAAAACAGAATTTTAAAGGATTGATTATGAAAGAACTAAACAACCTAAAAAATAAATCACATACAATAAACGAGAGATATAAACTTCAATCACCTGCCGAAATTGTACCAGAGTACATTGAAGACAAGTTATACGCAAAAGAACACCCTTTAATGTTAGGAATCCCAAAAGCCGATCAATTACTAGATGGAGAACTAAGAGGAAAGGTTATTGCTGTGTGTGGTTTGGCAGGCTCCATGAAGTCTCTTTTGATTCAACAAACATGTTCAGTAAATGCAAAAAAATATCAAGCTGTTGGATGTATTTCCAATATGGAGATGTCTAATACTGCATTACTTGACAGGTTGATGGATGTGGCTATTCCAGAATTCCAAAGTGATGATAATTTATTTAGGATAAGACCAAGCAAGCATTACAAAGGAGAGCTTAACCGTGATAATAAGATTCAAATAATGCAGGAAATACAAATGCATTTAGAAAGCTATTACGGCAACAATCTTAAAATTAATGGTAGCTCTAGTATGACAGTCAATGATTATGATAACATCCTTTCAGCTAATCCTGAACTTGATTTATTAATGGTTGATGGTATGAGCATGACAGGAGAAGAAGGAGACGAAAACACCCGTTATCAAAAGATGTCAGCAGGTCTTAAAGAATTAGCTAAAAAATACAAGGTATGTATAGCTGTTATTTGTCACCTTTCAAAGACTTCGGGAGGAAGGCCAATTACTCCATATACTAGAGATTCTAGAGCATGGGTAAGAGGCTCACAGAAAATTATTGACGATCTAGATATTTGTATATGTATGTCAAAAGTTTTTGACAGTTTCTTAGAAGAAGAAAGAAGGGATTTGATGTATATGTGGTTGTACGATAAAAGAGGTACGGGTGACATTTTGGATATTATATTGGAATTTGAACCTAGAAATCTATCTCTTACAGAATCATTATTAGAGCCTAACCAATTTAACGAGAATTAATATGAAAAAATGTACAAGATGCGGAGAGATTAAGCATATATCAGAATTTAGTGTATGCAATAATAAACCTCAAAGCAGGTGCAAAAAATGCAAGGCTGAATTATCTAAAATTTATAGGGTAAACAATAGAGAAAAATATTTAGATTCTAATAAAAAGTACAGATTGAAAAACAAAGATATATTATTAGCAAAATCTTTGAAATATTACCATGAAAATTCAATACTAATAAAGAAAAAAAGAACTGAAAGGGTAAAAAAATTAGATGAATCCTATCTAAAAGTAAAATACCCCAACCTATCTAGTTCAGAACTAAAGTGCAAAAAAGAAATAATAAAGATATTTAGAAAAATAAAAGATTTGACATGAAAAACACAGAAGAATTAAGAGTTATGCTTTCAGATGTTTATGACAAACTATCGAAGGGGGAAATTGATATACAAAATGCTAAGGCTATTGTAGCAACTTCTAATGCTATTTTAAAATCAGCTCAACTAGAAATGGATCATTCAAAAATGACGGGAAACAAAAAACCAATTAAATTCCTTGAAACTAATTAACATGAAAGTATTGGTTAAAAAGGAACACGGTAAATTAGTTCCAACAGATGAGTACAGCGAAGAGATGATTTCTAAAATGACTAATACGGTTTACGCTTGTGAGATCAAAAAAGAACGTAACATGTTATTTCATAGAAAATTCTTTGCTATGATTAAGCTGTTTTTTGACAACCAAGAGATATTTTTAAATATTGATCATTTTAGAGCCGAAATGATTAAATCAGCAGGGTATCACGAAAGCTATATTAACCACAAAAAAGTAAAAGTGTACGTGCCTAAGAGTATATCATTCGCTTCCATGGATCAACATGAATTTGAAAAGCTGTATAATTCGGTTTTTGCGTCATGTTTAAAGAATCTCAATTTAGAGAGTTCTAGAGCAGAATTTTTAAACGAATTAGAGAAATTTGTTGAATAACAGTTTTAAAATAGTAAAATATTTAGTATATTAGATAAACAAAAAATTATGGAGAAAATAGAAATTAAAGAGGAGGTTGAGATTAAAATTAAGAGGTTTTATTTACCTATTCAGATAAACACAATTTGCCCAAGTTGCTCTAATGAATTGATTATTGATTTTGATGATGATCATCATTTAAGCTTTCCTACATTAAATAATTGGGAAAAAACCTATGTATGTTGTGGTAATTGCGGAGATAAGTTCAATTTCCCAACAAAACTTAAAATAAGCATGGAATACGATTTAGATAAAATAGAAAAACTATGAACAAGGAAGAATTAGAAAGAAAGATTAACTCTGATGAGTTTTACATGTGTATAGCTTTAGTATTAAAAGAAGCTAAAGGTGTTGATTATGCTTGGAATGGAGTGAATCGTGCAACTCTTTCCCTTCCTTTGTGGCTGCAAATGGTTGGTAGAGGTTCAAGATTATTTAATAATAAAGATCATTTTGTCGTAATCGACCAAGGCGGCAACGCGCAAAAACATGAACTTTGGGAGGCTCCGAGAGAATGGCACTTGCACAAGAAACCTAAAAGAAAAGGCGGCGGTGATGGAGTGGCAACTGTGAAGATTTGCGACCATTGCCAAGCTATGAACTTTAGCAACGCTCGGAAATGCTCTTCATGTGGTGAACCATTCAAAGAGGAGGAAAAGAAGCTTAAACAGGCTGAATTCGTCAACCTGACAAAGAAAATGGCCCGCAGAGGTATGAAAGAGCAGTTCGACGTTAAGGCGGCATCGAGTGGAGAACTGACAGAGTACGCAAAGAAAAAAGGATATAAGTTAGGATGGGTATACCACCAACTAAAACAAAAGGGTGAAATAGATTAATTAAAACTATGCTATTGCGGATAAATATCGAAACTTTTTTAGTATTGTAGTTGTATTGTAATATAATTGTATTATATTTGTGTATACAAAAACAACAAAGATATGAAAACGCAAATCGAAACACTTAGAAAAATGCAAGCAATAGAGTTAGAAGCTGGATTCCCTAACGGAGAATTATACAACGAGCTTGAAGATAAAATAAACGCTATTGAAGCAGATGCAGAAAAAGAAAGAAGATTTGGAAAGTCTGAAAAAAACGGACTTGACTTTGCAGATAAATCAAACCCAATTCACTACTAAAAACAAGCCCTTCGGGGCTTTTACTTATGGAAGTAAATACATACATAAAAGCTATTGAAGAGTTAAACAGTAAGATATACAAAAAAGACTCTAACCCTGAGTTTCTTTTTGAATACAGAACTACTGGTGATTTTCACTTTATTTATTTTGGTGATTTTGAGCTTTATAATAGTGAAAACGATGGAAGGTTAGATTATGAAATAACAGGTTGGCTTACTCAGCAAGTAGAAAGAATTGCGGAAAATTATAAATGGCAAGTTAGACTTTGTAAAAAACCCTTAAAACTGTTTAAAAATGGATAGAATAGAATTTTATAAAATGAGCGTAGAGGAATATCCAAACCACAAGGATAAGGACTCTTTAAACTTTTGTATTAACGAACTACAAAAAGAAGTAGATTCTTTATACAGGTACATAAACCATCTAGAAGATAATGAAGGTGATGAAAAAACAATAAGGCAATTTATAAAAGAGCATGACGCACTTTTTAAAGTTGTGCAACTAGCTAGAACTTATAAAAACAACCCTAAAAACTGCAAAGGGTGTATTAACTGGACAGTAACAATGCTTGGTGAAAGATGCACTTATTTAAGAGCAGATGTAAACAGCCCGAACGACATGTATAAACACCCTAAATGCCCTGTAAAATGAAACAATCCTACCAAAAATATTTTTAAATTTTTTCTGTATTGTATTTGTATTGTAATGCAAATGTATTATATTTGAATATACAAAAACGAAAAAGATATGAAAGTATTTCACACACATAAAAGCAAAAAAGAAAACAGACATGGTAAGTTTGAATACGTTGTAAACATTAATATTGAAGATGGCTTAAT